ATGTTCCGGTTGCCACATCCCATGATGAAGCAAAATGATGCCATGTGCTATCTGCGGTATAGGTGCCAGAACTCGTCATCAAAACTCTATCGGTGCCGCCGGTGTCCCGACACAACACCTGCCATAAATTGCTACTATCTCGGAAGAACGCAATATACCGGGTCACACCGCTTTGTGCGATATTAAGAACGTATTGATCTGCTCCGTTCCCGCCAGTTAGTTTGAACCAAAACGAGATGATACCCTTCTTACCGTCAGCCGATCCGGTTAATTTGGCTCTGCTGAAATACCCGGTAGAGCCATCGAAACGAACCGCCTCCGTAGCACCAGTCGCAGACCTCCTTCTGTAATACGCCAAATCATCCAGAGGGATTGTGAGGTTCTCTAAACCTCCGCGAAAAAGTCCCATGTTACGGCTGCGTCACGCGCTCGATGACAAGATCGTCGGCGCCGGAGGCCGTCATACGGTAGGCGAGCTCGTCGGCGTTGGTATCGGCCGCGGCAAGCACGATTGTATAGAGGCCAGAGCCGATTTCCGTTGCGGGGGAGTTCGCCGCAGTAGCAAGCGCGGCACCATCAAGCGAGCGCTGCACCGTGACAGTCTTTCCCGTAACCGGAGCGTGCGTGGACGAGTCCGTCATCACGAACGTAATGCGGGAAGCAGAGTTCTTCTTGATGTTGGATGTGACGGCCGCCTGACCGGAGGTGACGGTGAGTTGCCCAGTTCCAGTACCCCTTGTAATAATACCGCCGGAGGCTTCCGCCGCCGCATTGGGAAGCGCTGTGAGGCCAGCGCGCACCGAGTCGTTCACGTCAACCGAGACAATCTGCGCCTCGATCGGCAGCGGCGCCATGTTGGTGACGCCCTTCAGGTGAATACCGACGTTCTTTGCGCTGGCAGCAAAACACGAACTCGGCGGGCAGAACTGATACCATCCCGGCATATTGGTCTGGTCGATCTCCGCAAACCCTGACGAAGTGAACGTCCCGATCGTCATCGTGGTCAGGGAGATAGATGTTGCGGTCGTATCAACATCGCGGTGATAAAAGGCGGTAAAGCTTGCCGATGATGCCCGCACGGAGACCAGCCCGGCCCCCAGGGAGGAACTGGAGTCCTGGATGAAGATCTGCAGGATGTTGGACGTTGACCCGACGGGAATGAGAAGTTTCATAATCTAATCCTAGTTGAGTGTGGCGCCGGACATGCGCCCGGATTTGTCTCTGGTGACAGTGACGGAGATCGGTTTCTTCTCGTCTTTCTTCAGGATGGCCTCGGCCAGAGCCTCCATGCCTTCCTTGATGCCTTCGGCGAGTTTCTCGGTGCTTTGCTGGAACTCTTCCGCAAGGGTTTTTACAGTATCCGCAAAGTCGTGCTCGATCGCGGCCTCCGGCTCCATCGACTGGCGAAGCGCCTGGGCGCGGATCTTGTTTTCTTCCTGCTTGGCGCCGAGCTGGATGCTGGACTTTACTTTCTCGTGCCCGATCTGCATCTCGCCTTTTAGCTTCTCGTGATCCATCTCGCGCTCGTGCTTCTGGCCCATCATCGCCATTTCGGCGTCGTGTTCTTCCTTCCGCATCTGGAGATCGGCTGCAGCGGTGATCTGCTTGACCTTGATGTCGCTCTGGGCCTTCGCCTCGTTGGTCTTGATGTCGGAGTCTGCCTTGGCTGCGGCTGCCTTGAGTTGCACTTCCGCCTTCTGCTGCTCCGCGATAACCTCCGGCGGGACTTGCGGGGGAGCATTCTCCTCGGCCATTGCCTGGTCGCGGTATTTCTTCTTGGCATCGGAGGGAAGCGCGGAGGTCTCGATCAGGATGTCGACAAGCGAGGATGCCTTGCCGGGGGTGAGCAAGGGAGCCACCGCGGGGAGAACCTGCTGCAGAGTCTCGTTGGTCTCTTGCATCGATGTGATTGAGTCCGGCCCCTCGTCCATGATGATGTCGACATCGAGGGAGCCTACCGCGTTGACGAGCGTGGGCTGTCCCGTATTGGGATCAATCCCGATGCCGTTGATCTGGATATATTGGGCGAGTTGCTGGTCGTCGGTTACTCTGATCCAGCGCTCGGCTTTCCAGTGCTGCTGGATGGCGTTCCATATTGCGCGGTAAACTCTGATCTTCCATCCCTTATAGGCGAGCATGTATGGCCCCAGTTCTGCCATTCCAGCCTGCTGTAGTAATGCGATTGCCCGTCCAGAATTGTTTTCGACCCCTCCCTGTCCCACGAGGGCGTGATTAGGCCCATAGTTCTCGATCTCCTGGATGTTCAGTTCCAGCATCTTGGTCATGCCGGCGAAGTCGAACTGCTGGTCGTCTATCTTGAGTCCCTCGTTGACCGGACGATCCACCAGCACAACGCCATCGGCCCGCGCAGCCTCTCTGCGTGTCACCTCAACATCAGTGACGGAGCCTCTCGTGATGAAGATGCGCTTGGATGCCAGCATGTGCTGCATCTTGGATTGTTTTGCGTTCAATCCATCCTGCGCGGATTTCATGTTGCGGACGAAACCATAACGATCCCCGTCTTGGTCGACGTTGCCGGAGAACATCTGGTACTTGCAGATGTCCTTGCCCTTCTCGTCCTTGAGCCAGGACTTGCCTTCCATCAGGACGGCAGAGCCGGTGAAGATCGCCCAGCACCAGCCGCCATTGTGCTGATACCAGATGTCGACCAGACGAACTCTCTTGACGCCAGAGGCCGTCGAGAACCAGCGCTGCTCACGGTCGGAGTTGGAGGTGAGTTCGGTGTCGGTCGACCATGCCGAGTCCGCAGCATCAGGAAACATCTGCTTGGCAATGTCCTGGTCCACCCATTTCCCGATCCCCTGGAACCTCGCATCCGTGAAGTCATCGCGGAACGAGCGGGCATCGTAGAAATACGACGCAATATCTACGACCTCGAAGCCAATCTCGGGGTCGCCCTGATCGCCCTGAACGATCTCGAGTTCGATCCCGCCGATGCCGTCTACGGCCCCGTCGTGGGCAACCTGCGGGGACTTGGCCCGCCATTCCTGCTCATCGAGGACGTATCGGACGGCCGCGGTGGCAAGGTCCGCCCCCTGCAGGTGCATGGGCGTGCGGGCATAGGCTTTGGGGTCTTGCCTCAGACGCTCGATCGTGCCGACAACGCCATCTATCTTCCTGGCAATGCGGTTGAAGGTCATCACCGGCTGCTTGCGCTTTTTAAGTACGGCTATCTGCTCCTTGGTCCAGTGCGATCCGTGATAGTATCTGCGCGCGTCGATCTGCTCGTTGATTTCGTCCCGCTTGGAAAACAAATAATCCGTGTAGCACTTGCGGAGCTTCTCCAGCGGCCAATAGTTTTCCTTTTTGGCAGGCTGAGGCCCCGACCCCGGCTGCGGAGAGCCCGCAGGGGACGAGGTATAGGATTGTTCGAGCGCCATCTAGTATGAGATCCAGTCGTTGTCGCGAAATCCCTGAAGATCCAGGAGTTGATAGCCCGTCGAGTTCTTGTTCTTCTTCTCGGGCTCGGGGAGTGGCACGCCTTCGACCATGTAATCCAGGAGTTGGCCTATAAGACCTAGTGCGTCGACCATGTCGTCGTGCTTGCCAGCAGGGAAAGAAAGCAGTTCAGAACGAAGGTCTGGGAGCCACGATGCGTTAGCGGGGACGTAGAGTCCGTCAAGGGCCATTCGACCTCGTATCGATTGTGCCCGCACTGCTTTATCTCCACGGGTTGGAAACACCCGACGGTAGACATAGGCATTGCGCTCTCTTTGCATCCGGTCAATAAACGGCCCGACGCCCGATTTGATTTGGCCATGCTCCTCCGCCCATTCGCGGGGTTTCCACTCCCTCACCATCGAGCAGAATGCTTCGATCCAGACATCCGATGCGGCCTGCTTGCGCCAGAGATCGAGAAGGTACATCCGCTTCTCGGGGTCGACGCCGATCACACAATGCACTGTGTAGTCGCCGCCGTCTGACGTAACGGCGTAATCAGACCCGCCGTATACCGCTAGGGTTTCTAAAGGTGGGGCCTTGGTGTAGGGTTTCAGCCAGGCTGCCTTGAAGTAGTCGCCTTCTTCCGGCGCCGGCCTTTGCTGGTAGAGCGCGGTCCAGTTGCGGGGCGGCATGTTGAGCCGCTTGCGCTCTAGTTGGTCGAGTGGCTCCCATTCTGGCCAGAGGGCTTCTCCTGGAGAGCGTCCAAGAGGGTCCATTCCTTCGGCAATGGCAGGCAGAGATATAATTTCCCATCTATCTCCGCCAGTTTGCATGCGCTCCAGAAGTCGTCCGGAGAGATCATCCTCATGCCACCGTGTCTGAATTACGATTATCTTCCCGCCCGGCTTGAGGCGGGTATACAAATCCGCCTGGTACCATTCCCAGGTCTTGTCCCTCACGACCTCGGAGTCTGCATCCTCTCGGCTGCGGACAGGATCATCAATGACAACAAGATCAGCACGCCGCCCAGTAATAGACCCACCCACGCCAGCGGCAAAATACTCACCCCCAGTATTCGTCTCCCACCGTCCCGCAGCCTTTGAGTCCTGCGCCAGCCCGTAGCCAAGCAAGTTCTGATGGACCCCGATGAGATTGCGTACACGGCGTCCCCAGTTCTCGGCCAGTTCTTGTGTGTGAGACGCAACGATTAGGCACGCATCCGGGTGATGGACGAAGTACCACGCCGGGAACAGGATGCTCGCATAAGTGCTCTTCGCACTACCCGGCGGCATGAAGATCGCCAGCCGGTCAATCTCCCCCCTCGTGACCGCAACCAGCTTGTCCAGGATCAGCTTGTGATGCTTTGCCGGCTCATACCCCGCATGCCGGCACCAGTCGACCAATGACCCCCTGATCCTCCTGTTGCGTAGCTGAAGAGCGGCCTCAGCCAGCCCCGCCAGGTTCTCAGACACTCTCAGTCGTCAGGATGTGGATTGGATAACCGGCCGCGCTTGTTGGCCGGAGGAACAGGAACTACCGCATTCCACACCGCAGTCGCGATAATGGCCGGGATGAACACCGCGGCGAGCGCTAACTTTGTCAGCACCGTATCCTCCATTGTAATTTTATTGCGAGTGGTCCCGAGCCGATAGAAAGAATATTGCGCGACACGGACGTTAGGGGTGTCTATAGAAAAAGGGGGGTCCATAAGTACGGGGACTTACTCAGATAACCGGTACTTAAGCCTAGATAACCGGTACTTGGTGTGTGGGGCCCCAGTCTAGGCCGGGGGTGGGTTCGACTTTTGGAGGTACCCGGCGGGGGCCGCCCTCATTAGGCCGGCGCGCGCTCGTTAATCACTGTTTAACGGACACAGACTGTGACAGAGTGTGCAATGGCTTCTCTAGTGTATCCAATGGGTTAGGCGTGACATCAATGACAGGTGGCACTGGCTGACCTTGGCTAAGTGCTAGCTCGCGTTGGATCATTGTCCTTAGTTCGCTATCGCTCATGCCGTCGAGCTCGGCGCGGACTGTAGTTTCAACCTCTTTAGGCAATACCGTTGCGGCTACACGCAGGTAAACGCTTGGCTCTTTGCGTGCGGTTGTTTCGAGTGCTTGCTTACCGTGTTTCTCCCATGAGGCAAGAAAGTCTGTCAGGAAGGCTTCGCTGAATTTATGCCTTGTGCCTTTGGGCCTTCCCATTGGGTTGCCGCTTTGGCCTTTTTGCCATTTGGGCAAGTGAGCGGCAGGCGAGCGCTTTGGCTTTGTCTCTTGTATGTCGCTCATGCTGGCCTCTGTAACATATTATCACGCATTCGTGATTGATGTTGCCTGTGTGTTTGTATTTGGTTGCTGTTTCGTTCTTTATAGGACAGTTGACCCTATAGGGCGATGTGTCCTATATATGTGCCTGAGAGTTAGTTCTATCTCATTAACGGAAAGGACCACGAAAATGACGCGCCATGAAATCAGCCAGCAATACAAGCTAGACGATAATGGCGAGTTTATTTGCTCGCCTGGTAAATTCGAGGGCGAACCGGTTTATGCCCCGTACTTCTACGATGCACTTCTAAATGGTGGCGCAGATGAAGATGACGGCAAGACCGCTATCTTTGACGTGAATGACGATGACCGCCGCGAGTTCCCGACTCTTGCCGATGTGGCGCGGGTTAGCCTCTCAGAGACAAACGATGGTTTCGTGGTCGTTTGGACGGAACTAACAGCCTAGTGCTTTGATCCCTGCCGCTTACGGGCGGCGGTATTGAAGGCACTATCTCATTAACGAATAGGGGAATGAAAATGACCAAGTTAGCCGAATACGGAACATTCTCAGCCGATGAATCAGCCAAGGTCACTCAGATTGACGAAGCCTATTCCAACAAAGTCAGGGCAATGGTTCGGTTTGTCGAATCATCGGCGGGATATGAACCGGCCGGATCAGTCGCACGATGGACGGACGGTTATTATGCCGTGCGGTGGACAGACTATAGCGGGGCAATCCAAGGCCGTCGCTATAGGGATAGATACGAGGCAGCTAATCACTTCGGCCGCCTAATCCACTCATAAGCACTTAACTAGGAGATAATGCCGTGAAACACGAAATACACATCTGGGGTCTGCCGAAAGGCGAAACAGATAGGCTTTATGAGCAAGTCCTATCAACCCAATGTAAGACGGCTGACGAAATAGAGCGGATCAAGTCCCGCGCCTCTCAAGACGGCTGGCACGGTTTCCGCGTCGTGAATTGGGATGGATCGCCGCCCGACTTTACCAAAGTTCTACGCTAACAACCCATTAACCTACGGGAGACTGATATGAAAACCGTTCCAAAGTTTTATACCAGCAATCCAGAGCGCGTTAGTGCCTATGACGCCAAAGATATGGATTTCCTTACCGATTCGGCCAAGGCCGCCGAGCAAATTTGGCTCAATGAGTGGATTAAGCAGGGGTCATCCGACCATGGCACTTGCTGCGGCGGCAAAGGCATCGAAATTTGGTTTGTCGGGCCTCGTCAGCGCGTTGCCAAGACCCGCAACCTTGTCCATTGCTCTTGGGTTCAGGGCAACCTAAGCGCCTCAAGGTCAGTGCAGCCCGCTATTGATTTCCTCAAATCGCGCGGGATTGAGTGTCGCTATAACGATGGTTGGATGGACTAAAAGTCACCAAAGGCAGTTAACAGCTTATCAGAGGCCACATGAACGATATTGACGAAATGCTAAAGCGCCAAATGGCCGCTTACCATACCGCAGTCGCCAAGACCGCAGCTCGCAGTGCGAAACTTGAGGCTAAGTTAGCCGCAATACGGGAGGACCAAAAAGACGAGCAATTCATCATAGACTATCGGGCAATGTGGAAACCGCATTTGGATGAAATGGACGCACGCGGCTACCCGACTAAGAGAATACGCGCATCCCTAGATAGTCTAACCGTACGAAAGCTACGCAATAGCCGCGCAAAGGCTGCAACCGGCGATTAACACCCTATTATGACCGCAGAGCAATATAAAGACGCTATCAGATCCTTGGGGTGGAACCAGGTAGAGGCCGCAAGGCGCCTTGGTATCCACCCGCGAACCTCAAGGCGCTATGCCAAGCGCGGGGTGCACGGGATGATAGGCGAGACAATAGCCAATAGACTAGCCAAGGCCGGCGCTGCTGGGGTTGTCTCTACGCTCGCTCCAGACCGTGCAATTGGCACATAGGTCGATGTCTTTACGCCCGTGATCCAGATGGACTATGCGCCGGCTGTTTTGTGTGTGGGATTGCCACAGCTCTGCTATTGAGCTGTCTTTGACATTACCGAGCGGGTATTTCTTGTTGTAGTCCACATTGCACATTGGCACAGAGCCATCCGCAAAAATACACATTAGCGACCATAACGCTATGCATGGCCGCTCGGTGTCGCCTTGGCTCTTGAAGCCTTTTAATTGCCCGCCCCAGTTATGCAGATGATGGAGTTCAATTGTATCATGCTTTGATACATACTTGCCCCACTCGCGCTGATAGTCGGGCCATTGATGCAGGTTTAGTTCCTGACCTACCATTCTCACGCGGATTTGACACTTTGAGCCCATCATATCGCGCAGGTAAAAGAATTTGCGCGCGTTGTGAACTACCTTCTCAAAATCGAGGCCAACCCTGATTTTATCATGCACCTCTTCCGTTGTGCCATCAATGGAAAGGATAATCTCATCGAGGCCGGCCAGCATTATAGCGGTGGCCTTTTCCTCGCCTAGCAATTCTACGTTGGTTGATATGCCAACCTTCTTAACTCCCGCGTCCTTCATGCGCTTAATGCGTTGCGGTAGTTTCTTGTCTAAGAGTGGTTCGCCATCGCGATAGAGATGAACCCTTGTTACCTCGCCCACATGCTCCTGGATCTCTGCGGCTATCTTTTCAAATAGCGCGTCCTTCATTACTCCATCTTTGCGGTTCCAGTCCGCAATGGTGCACATGGGACACTTGGCGTTGCATGCATTCACAGTCTCAATCTCGAAGTACCGGGGGAACTCAATTAGTCTGTTTAGCTTGCCGCCTATGCGTCTTTCGAGATAATCGGTATCAGTCTCCACGCAAGCTCCTAAGCGCCTCCAATGGTCCTGCCTCTGGACTTATTGCCGTGATCTTATTGTGCGGGTAGTTCCACCACTCGCTCTCGATCAATTCCTTTATGATCGTCGGCTTGAAGCGATAGCGTCTCACGCGCGCAGGATTGCCGTAGGCTATGGCATAAGGTGGCACGTCGCGCGTAACTACAGAGCCGGCCCCGATGCAGGAGCCGGTTCCGATTGTTAGCCCAGACATCACGACCGTATTGGCGCCGATCCATACGTCATGGCCTATTGTTGTGGGCTTGGTATCGAACTCATGGAATGGGTGGGTAGTAAGACGTGCCATCGCATGCTGTGGCGCGCCTATTGTGCAGAGATTAGCTATCGAGCAGTATTTACCGATCGTGACCCATTTACCGATATGCGTTTCATCGCCAATATAGGTGTATTCCCCTATAGAGGCGGCCAGGTTCTTGGCCATTCATGCGGAGAATGAGAACTTGATGCTTCGCGCGCCGTCGTGGATATAGGTCACGCCATAGGTAGGCATCTTGATAATCCCGATACCGAAACTATCGTGATGCATGTTAAATTCAATCGAGGGGTATTTGTTTTTGAGTTCGTTCCATAATGCGAATGTCCCCATAGCGGGAACATCCTGCTTTATGTCGTGGAAGCCTACCCATTTCCCCATATGGCCGTAATTGCGCCAGTCTGAATTGACCCCCTGCGGGCTGTGATCGCCGTCTATGAACACAAAATCATAGGGGCCATTCTTCGCGGCCCAGAATATCGCCTCCGGCGCCTTAGAGTCGGAGATATAAGCCTCTGCGTCGTACCCATCGTCCTTTAAGTGCGCGATGGTGGTCAGTATGCCGTGCTGGTCGGTGTTGTCTATTGCCCTGACCTTGGAGCCGGTCTTGTTGCTATACGCCATCAGGGCCAGCATGCCGCCGTTATGCGACCCAATCTCAAGGATTGAATTACCGAAATTATAGTCCCGCATGAGGCGCAGGAGCCATTCGGCCTCCTGTTTGACCTGCGCGGCCACGCAAGAAATTGGCATTTAAGTTAGTGTTTCTCAAGCACCCAGAATGTGAGATTGTCTAAGCCGGTGGTTCGCTTCCAGGCAAACATGCAAGCATGACAGCGAAGGTCACTAAAATTATCCAGCCAAATGCTTCCATAGTCCCTCCGCCACATCGCATTGGAGTGGCCGCGATAGGGGATCATCTCTTCGCTCGGTGCAAAATACTCTGCGCTGATAATCCAACGCCGCGAACAGCGATGGATCTCTTGCATGGATTTAAGCAGCTTGTCGGGCGCGATATGGATCAATACGCCCGATGTAATCACACAGTCAGCAATGCCGTTAGGCCATGAGAGATTATCGGCAAAGTCAGCGCTCACATGCGAGGGAGAGATGAACCCTGAGTTAATCAGATCCTCGCGCGCGTTGTCATTGGGCTCTGTCGCGTAGAGCTCGGAATCGTTTATGCGGCCGATTGCTTCGAGGTTTGCCCCCGTATTCGCGCCCACCTCAAGCACGGAATGCACGCTCTTGGGCAGCACCATGCGCCAAATCGGCAACCTAACATCTACTGAGGTTTGCTGCCTTTGCGTATACTCGTTACCAAATTCCCCCGTCCATAAACTCATAATGACCTGGCCTTGCATGTTGCAGTGATCTTGCCGTCACCCAATCCCTCCCAGACCGCCTTGGTAGCCTTCACCATCGCCTCGAACTCTTTGGGATTAAGCGACCATGCTGCGTCTATGCAGTTATCATCGAGCTTGATGTGTTTCTCGATCATCGCAACACCCAGGCAAGTAGCAGCCACAGCGAGATCGTGACCGGGAGTATGGTCACTAAGGCCCACAAGCTCGATGTCTGGTATGTCTCGCAGGGTGAGGATCGCCCTAAGATTGCCGTCCTCGACCTTCGCCGGATATTGCGCGACGCAATGGAGAAAGACGGCGGGTGCAAGCTTGACGTTGAGGTTTTCCACCTGCGCCAGTGAAGATAGCGCACCCGTTGAGATGATAACGGGTTTCCCTGTTGCTGCGACGGCATTGACGATCTCCCCGCGTAATGCCTCGGGGCTTGCGATCTTGTAGCAAGGCACCTTCAGCGTTTCGAGAAAGTGAACCGCATCCACGCTGAACGGGCTGGAGAACGCAGCGATATGTGCCCATGCACAATGCTCGAATAGTTCTGCGTGCCACTCGCGCGGCGTCATGGCCCTCTCGTAGAGAGCCCAGAGTTCCTTGTTCTCCGGCTTGGTCAGGTCTGCCGGCACATACGTCTGAAACTTCACCGCATCGGCGCCAGCCTGCATGGCCGCATCAATGAGGCTCTTGGCCTGCTTGATGTCGCCGTTATGATTGCAACTGATCTCGGCTACGATATAGGGCGGAAGCCTGTAGCTGATCTCACGCCCGCGGATTTTCACTTGAACAATGGCGCCTGAGATAAGTCTGGATAATCGTCATTCGGCAGATCGTCATTATGCTTTGGCAGATAACTCATCCGCCAGAGGCCCTGCGCTGCAATCGGCGGGCTGAGATAAAAGTGCCAGCCAGGAGTTGAAAACGTATCCTCCTTAGGATGGGTGCCTTCAGTACGTCCGTCGAAGCGGGCTTTTCTGAACCACTTATCAGCTTCTTCATCCTCGTGAAGAATCGCCCCACCCTGGTCTAGCCCCAGTATCTTGGCGATGTGAAAAGACACACATTCATAACCGCCGCGATACATGCCAGAAGTGAATCGCCTAGCAGAGTCATAAATCGGGTAAGGATCAAGCCCGTAAGAGCCACGCCATTCTCTATCATCGAATTTTACTCTCCCGCCCGCGTTGACGATCGCCATAGGCACACCGACATAGGTGCGCTTGGGTATGCAGACTTCATTCACATTCAGATATTTGCAGCAGAGGAACAGCGCATTGGTGCAGCTATTAACCGTTACTGCGTATCGTGCCCCGGTGTAGTTTGCGATCGCCCTCTCGAAGTCTCTAACAACCTCGAAGGCTCCGCTCATACATCCAGCCTGTAAGTGTATTGGCACAACTCGAAACCGAGAGAGCCAAAGAGTTTTATTGATTTGTCGTTAGCCGGGTTGATGTTGGCGAGATAGCGGCCAGGTCCATGCTTTTTGATGATTGCCGAGATTGCTTTCTTGCCGTAGCCAAATCCCTGATGCGCCTTGAATACAAACACCCCGATCTCATTCTGCTTACTGAGATAGCAGGCGCCCTTGATCCCGCCAGCCTCTATGAAATACCAAGCCCTATACGGGTTTGAGTTTACGAACTTCAGATGTTCGTCCCAGTCGGGTAATTCCCGATGGGAGATGTTTACCGTTGGCTCCCTTTCCTTCATCAGCTCGTAGAGGATCTGGAGCCGATCGGGACGGGAGTAGACGTTCAGCAGGCTTACTGAAATAGGCGCAGATGGTTTTGTAGTCGTCCTCGGTGTCAAGTGTTAGCCTTCCCTCCATCGTCCACGGTGACGCAACATTGACCCGCTTCACCCCCGGCTCTCTGAGCATCCATGTGGTGACATGCTCGCGGTCGTCCTCGTCGGCCTCTTTCTCGGCCCGGTTGAGTAGATCGCGGGTGAATACCTCGCAGTCATACCCTTGCGGGAATGTGCGTGGATGCACATTACTCGCATAGTCTGCGTAATCGTAGATTAGCCGCCCGAGAACAGCGCCGCACAACTCCGGAGAAATGAGGGGACAATCTGCGGTGATGCGTAGTATATTATCGGCACTGTAAACATAAGCTGCACTGTAATAGCGATGCAGTACGTCAGCCTCCGGCCCAGAGGTGACCGCACAGAGTTTGGCCGCTTCCTTCGCGACTTCGATGTCATGGGTCGGGACCGTGCAGACGACCTGGTTGACCCCCGGGATTTTCCAGCAGCGCGTGATGACTTCCGCGAGAACGGTGTGGCCGTTCAGTGGCAGTAGAACCTTCCCCGGTAGTCTTGTAGAGTTCTGTCGCGCCTGGATAATGCAGACGTTATTCATACGCAGAGCAGACCGTGCTGGAGTTCGAGACTGGTCATGCGCTTGGCGCGATCGGATGAGTTGCCCGGCCCCATCGACTCGTGCTTCTTCTCCCACTCGGGGAGGCCACGCACATCCATCTTCACCTTCATCACTTCCGCCAGGTCGCCAAGTCGATAAGCTGGCAATGTGGGGATGAGGATGTCGTCTCGGTCTGAATCAATGGCGTCGAGCACGAGGTCAACGGCCTCGTCCTGGTACATCCAAAATCTGGTGCAGTCAGGGTCGGATACCGGGACGGACTTGGAGCCTGCTGCAATGAGCTGGCGCCATTTCGGAATAACTGAGCCGCGCGATCCAGCGATGTTTCCATAGCGTACAACTCGGAACACTGGTCCATCAGGTCCGGTCGTATGATTTGCATTGAGGAACAGTGCTTCCGCCAATGCCTTACTGTGTCCGTATGGAGAAACGGGCTCAAAAGCCTTATCACTTGAGAGAGCAACCACTCGCTTGACGCCTGCATCCATCGCCGCCTCGATGACATTCATCGCTCCGACTACATTGGTCTTGACCATCTCATTGGGATTGTAGTGACCAACCTCGATACGCTTGAGAGCGGCGGCATGAACCACAACATCGACGCCCTCAAATGCGCGTCTCAGCCTGTCACGATCCCGAACGTCGCCGATGAAGAAGCGCATTCCGTCATCACAAAATTCCTCGGCCATCTCCGCCTGGGCATGCTCGCCCCGCGAGAAGATACAGATGCGCTGGAATTTGTGACGGGTTGCGTTGGTAAAGGCGCGGCCGAAGGTGCCGGTCCCGCCCGTAATCAAACACGAGCTGGAATGCCGTGATCGTTGAGATAGCGTGACGCACCTTTAGGTGTGAGTTCTCGGAACTGGAACATTGCTCCCGCCGCGACTGCATGGGCGCCGGCCTTCATCGCAAGGGTCATATCGTTGTATGAGCCGCAACCGCCGCAGGCTATGACGGGAATCGTGAGAGCGTTAGAGACGGCCGAGATAAGATCTAGGTCATACCCCGTCATCGTGCCGTCACGCTCAATAGATGTCAGGAGGATTTCTCCTGCGCCCCTCGCCTCGCATTCTTTTGCCCATTCAACAGGATCTCGCAGGGTGTCAATCCGTCCACAGTGCGTATTGACCGTTTTCTTGACATCAATGGAGATGACGACAGCCTGAGCCCCAAACCTCTGCGATGCTTCCTCGATAAGTTTAGGCGTTGCCGCAGTGCCCAACGCAACCTTGTCAGCCCCCACAGACAATAGGCGCCTGATGTCGCCAAGAGATCGAACACCGCCCCCGACAGTGATCGGGCAGAATACGTTGGAGAGCAGTTCCTTGATTTCATCAAATCTTGGAGGGCGGTTATTCGGTGTAGCACTGATGTCGAGGATTATGAGTTCATCAATGTCGCGTCGCTCAAGCAGCCGAAGCCTGTCAGCCATCGAGCCTATGCGACGGCCCGGGTTGAACCCTTGTCCCTTGACGCATCCGTGCTCGTCCCAGAGAAGGACCGGTACGACTCTGGACTTGATGCCCAACTGGTTGTCTCTTTGTTTTCAAATCGGTCGCAGATTGCCCGATACTCTTGAACCGTGACGCCAATCACTTCCAGAATTTCGTGAAGTGGCTTGCCGAGATAGGTGTAAGGCCACCTGCCGTCGCATTGCAGCGCGAGGATCATTCCCTCGTTGCGGGTCAGGTAGCCGCGGCGGATGTGATTGGATGCAACGTCAACGGTGCGGCCGTAGCCGAACTTGAGCCAGCGCAGATGGTCGTGGACGCCGGTCTGGTGGTTGTCTAGGTTTTCCCATTGGACGAAGTTGCCTTCGACCGGGGTTTGTTTCCAGGTGAAGCCGTGCTTTGCAGCGGCGGTCGCATTAGCACGACCATCCCAAGGGAAGTAGGCGCCCATGAAAAGCGCCTTAACTCCCTCGGAACCAGCATATCGATAACATCCCATTTCCGCCGGGTCGATTCCGAGGATTTCTGAGATGTCCGAGACTCGTAATCCGAGCAGCCCGCCGAACTCATCAATCCAATCTTTCGTTAAATTGGTATTTGCCTCACTGCCTTGCGGCCCCGCCCCGTATTCGTTCTGCGGACACTCTCCGTAGAGGACAACCGGGATATTGCGATTGACTGCTTCTCTTGCCGGCACCGACCATATCAGATGATGCTCGCACCAGGAAATATCCCCCACTTCCTCTAGTGCAAATTTCGAGATTCGTTTTCTGATTTCTCGGTTTGGAGTGATAACAACATGGTCGCAAAGGCGGCCAACATTGTCGAGATTTCTTCTTCCGAGATCTGAAAGATCGTCTGTGGTGGCCGTGACAGCGAGGGGTCTAAGGCCAAGCTCCAGGCATTTAATAATCTGCCAAGTCGAATCCTTGCCCCCCGAACAAGCGACGATGACATCATGGCTCTTGCCTTTGTTCTCGCCTATGATCCGGAGAAATTCTTCTTCCTTGGCTTTCCAGTTGATTGTCGATCGCTTGTCGAACGCCTGACAGGCCGAACAGATACCCTCGTCGTTGAAATGCAGGTCTGGTTTTGTATTGGGGTATAGGCAACGCCTGCAGCGAAACAGCATGGGCACCTTTATGGGGTGGCGCGCAGCACTAGGGAGGGGGGTGGTTAGCACCGCGCGCCGTTTTCCAGGTTGCGACCCTAGAAAAGAAAAACCCGCCACTTGGGCGGGCAACGGCTATTGTGCCGAATCTAGGTGATTTGCCTCACGCGGTCAAGCGGCTCTTTTCGGCATGGCAAACCCGTAGTGTATAGCTAGGGTCTCGAGCCCGCCGCGGAAGCTGATCCCCACCTTGAGGATCTGCCGCTGGCGGGTCAAACCTCTTGATAGTGCGGCCTGGGCGATGGTCATCCGGGTGGCCAGTATGTCGAAAATCAGCCTGCCCAACTCCGGCCCCAGAACCGCAAAGGAATCGGCCAATTCGCGGAAGGCCCTTACCTGATAATCGGTCAGGAACTCCCGCATCCGGCCCCCGTCGACGGCTTCCTTGCCGGGGTCGATGGCGCCCATTGCCCCGATCGTGGATTTCTCATGCAGGGATTGCCACCTTCTCCCCGCCTGAAACTGCGCCTCGTTGATCTGCCTCCGCGACAGCATGCCGGCCAGCGGGTCGTCTCTTATAGAGCGCAAAACCTGAATATGCTCGCCACTCTGCGAGTAGGGGTCTGTCACTATCGCGATCGCGACTTCCGATCCTAATGTCAAATCCCGTGACATCCGGTCGTGGATTTTTTCCTTCATGTCGCCTCCCTAGAGCGGAGCGCCAGGGCGGAGGATCGCCGAAGGCGGCTGCCGTGATTGATGGTTCATACGCATCAAGACGCGCACGCTCTGCGATCACATGTGAGGGAATGTCTGGTTTGTGGTAGTCGACGAGGCCTGCCTTTGCCTTGGTCGAGGGGCCGTATTTCTCGGAAAAGGTTTTCTCGTAGTACTTCTTGACCATCCAGTTCTGGCGGTCGCGGTAGCCGGGGCGCAACTCGCACTGGAGAACGTAATTCGTGGTGCCGACCTGCCTCGCCGTTTCCTTCCATGGCAAGCCCCTGGCGATTAAGACCTTTGCCTGCTCTATTTGCTCTGCCGTCAAAAACTGTGTGCGATTTTTACGCATTCCCTCACCCACTCTGCTGTGGAGGCCATTGCGTCTGAAACTGCCAAGCCCGCCCCTCCAATTCGCGAACTTTCAGCATCGAAACCATGTGTTTCTGACCACTGCTGTCGTAGTAGGATTTCCAGGCATTGAACTCTGCGCTGCCGGGATACGCCGGGAAAAACACAGGTTTTTCCGGAGCCTGATCGAAATCAAGAAAGCGCCGCTGGTTCAGCCATGTCTGCGCCATCGGCACGAACTCTGTCCCCACCTTCTTGTTCCTCGTCTCATCATCTGCCCACTGTTGCGCCGCCGAAATTATTTTCTCCGGGTCGCAACCATTCGTGACGCACCGAATAAATTTAACGCGAGCCAGATACTTCGGATTTGAACCTCGACGGTTTGGCTTGACCTTCCAGAACCTCTCGAACTGTTCTTCCATCTCTACCCCCATGCTGACTGGTGAGTGTTTGAGCACAGGCACAAGGACGACTACCCCGGCTATGAGCCAAGGCATCCCTGTGCCTATGCGATCATGCTGACCGGAGCCGTGCCGTCGCATCAGGCCCACACCGAGCGAGGATGCCGATGTGGTTAGTCCCAACTTACGGAAGTGATCCCCCTTCCGTTCGTCACCCTCGGACCTTGGACCGGGCTGCACTGGACGAAACCCCCCAGTAGTGCATCGTCCTCACCGCGCTGGCGTCTTTGCCGTCCACAATGAGGAACGCGACACAACACTCACTTGAGTTCGTACTGACGCCACAGCGAGCGCGGCGCCTCGATCTTTTCTTCTGAGAGAAGTTTGTTGAGAGCCCAGAAACTTTCGGCAGGAAGCCCGCGTTGTTTCCAGTTGTGAACCACGTTCTGGCTAGTCCCGAGTTTCCCTGCAACGGCATCAACGCCGCCGAGGGCTGCAATTACGTCTCTGGCCGTCTTGACTTGCGCGAACATTCGTGCGCAATTTCTCACGCCACGTGGGGTATGTCAACCCCCGAGTTCCTGTGTACGGTAGCGTTATGTCATTTGATGTGTCAGTGTTCCCGGCCATAATGGCGCGTAAACCGGACCCGAGTTCCCTCGCAGAGATGGCCTACCGCCTGATGCTTCTCAGGCGCGGTCTGGACAAGAGTCAGTCGGAAATGGGCCGATTGGCGGGGGTTTCCGGCAACGCCTGGTACAATTATGAAAGCGGCATCCGGCGCATCGACTTGGACGCCGCAATGAGGCTGGAAGATAGCCTCTCAGTGCCCCAAGAATGGATATACAGAGGGGTATCCCTCCGAATGCCATCGGAACTCGGATTCCGCATAGAAAGCGCTAGGCGGGCCATAGAACGCGAGCTGAAGGCCAATAAAGGCTAGGGAGTCTTTACAACCCGAAGCGGTCCTGGCTTCGGTCTTGGCTGGTATATCGGTACTGGCCGGGGATCTAGTATGCAATCCCTGCAGAAATCCAGTATCCGAATCGAATCCTCCAGATCGAGCGGCAGTTGGTCGAACACGCGAGCTGCGTACTTTCTCAGCTCCCAGTCTTTTTCTTCCACAGAGTGCAATTTTACCCCCTATTTCCAGACATTTACCGCCCCCCCCCCAAGTGGGGCACCAGAGGATGGTACTACATCTAGAGTGTCGGATTCCAGACATACGTTGGTTTACCATAAAATAATTTCACGCCCTGTGAATAACCCACTTGATTTGTCACGCTGTGTGTGTATTATGGGGCAAATCAGATTTGGGGTTCAAAATGTCGATCATCGAGACACTGGAAGCGATCCGCGACGAATACGCCCACGAGCGCAACACATGGCTCTACCCGCCGTTTGGCGAAGCCGAGAAATACGCACGCTGGCGTGACATCGCCCAGAAGAAAGTCGACGTTCTCAATTTCGTAATTCGGCGCTGGGAGTCGGAAGCCCCCGCCGATAGTCGGACGGGAGACATGCACTGTCGCGGTGTCCCCAGCTCCCGTCCGGCTCCAATTTCGTTGGTCGAGTTGTGTAACCGTGAGTTCAATCGTCGGTACTTTGAAGAACATCTAGCCGGAGATCCGCTGCAGCGGGGCGCACTGCCGGCAGAGCCAAGCCAAGACGTGAGGTTTGGCACATGACCATCCTCAGCCTGCTCAAGCATCACAGCCCGTCCTCGCTCAACTTCTGGCAGGATAGTCCCGGCCTCTGGTCGCTGCGCTATCTCGGCGGTGTGAGAGAGGACACAAGCGCAGCAGCGGCGCGCGGCATCGCAGTCGAGCAGGCCATGCTGCAAATGCTTCACGGCAAGAAGCTGGATGATGCGGTCAAGATCGCCCATGACAATTTCACGCAGAACATGCAGGGAGAACTTTCAGACGACATCGACGCCGAGATGGCCCTGATCCGACCGATGGTCACGCGGCTCTACGAGTGGAATCAATCGCCCACGCTCGTCGGCACACAGTTCAAGGTCGAGTGCTGGCTGGACGGGGTTTCGCTGCCGCTGGTCGGGTATGTGGATTTTGTTTTCGAGGATCAGCCATTGCTCGATCTCAAGACCACCAAGCGCATTCCCTCGGAGCCGAAACCCGATCACGTCCGACAAGTATCGCTCTACATGAAGGCGCGGCGAGAACCAGGATCATTGCTCTACGTGAGCGAGAAGCGGGTGCAGCCCTATCAGATCAGCGAGCTGCAGCGCGACGAAGCGATCTCAGGATTGCAGGCCGCCGCGATTTCCCTTGAGCGCTTCCTGTCCCGCTTCACTGACGCGGAGGACGCCATCAGGTGTCTCCCCATGAACACGGACAGTTTCAGGTTTTCACGAGAGGCCAAGCAGAAAATCGCAGACATGCACCTTTAGGAGAGAACGATGCTAACCAAAGAAATCACAGTCAAATACTACAATCCGCCAAAGGGTAAGGGCCCGGCTTCAGTGAAGGATGAGAACGGAGATTACTGGAAGTTCTGGCCGAGCGAAAACATCAACCTCGACAAATCGCACGAGGGCGCAACCCTGAAGATTGGGTATGAGCCGGATGGTGTGTGGAATGGCAAGCAGCAACATAAAATTACTAGCGTGCAAAACATCACCGGAAAGCAGTTACAGACCCCATCACAGCCGGCCCCGACAGGCGGCAACGGCCACAGCGACAGCCGCGACAAGAACATTTTCATCTGCGGGGTAGTCAATCAGGGCATCGCGGCCGGCAAGATTGATCCATTCTCTGCAATCGACCTAATCAACGTGCGTAAGGCCGCAACCGAAGCATTCGAGAAAGTTCCGTGATCGTCAGGGACGAGGACGTTGAGGTTGCATTGGCCTATCTCAACGAGAGGCCGCATCCTCTATCTCGCGCTCTGCTCGCTGCCACCACGGCTGAGAACAGATGCAAGCGTGCTTTTGCTCTCGCCTTTATGGCTGCTACCGGCTCTGTGGAGCAGCGTAAGGCGACTGCTGAACTGGATGCGGACTATGTGGCGGCAAAGGTTATGGAGGCCGATGCAATAGAGCAGTTGCAGGATTTGAAGGAGCGCAAGAACGGAGCCGAGTTCATCATCGAGTGCTGGCGTACCGAGCAAAGCAATATCCGAGCAGCAGAGAGGATTAGATGAAAGGAATAACAGTCGCCATCGCGCTGACTACGCTTTTCATACTCACGCTCAATGCGAGGAGTGAGCCATTTGATGCCAATGGCAACCAGACACAGATCATTGCGAAAGGAGCCCCTTCGGGGTGTCCCTTTCGCCGTTTCTGCGGATGTGCCTTGGCTCAATTCCTATCGCTGGACAACCGGGACGGGCGGTACAACTTGGCCTGGAATTGGCAAAGACTGCATCCCCGAACGACTGCTCGTCCCGGCGCCGCCGCGGTGCGACATGGACACGTCATGCTGCTGGTCGCACCGACACAAAAGGACGGTTGGTTCGTCGTGCGAGACTATAACAGCGGAGGCGGAAAGAGCCGCATCCATGTTCGCTCAGTTCGTGGTTTTGTTTTTGTCGACCCATCACAGAGATTAACGAAGGAGGGGTAAATGTCTGTCGTCTACGAGCATATTAAAATTGAACGCAATATTCCACCGCCGGAATCGAAGCGAATGACCAAATACCCTTGGGGCGAAATGAAGGTTGGTGATTCATTTCTTTTCCCTGAAGGAAAAGCCGCTCCGAGCGAGTCTGCGCGGTCTGCAAGTCAGCGGTACAAGCCCAAACGATTTGTCGCCCGCAGAACGGAAGATGGCTACCGCTGTTGGCGTGTGGAATGAGACATGAATTTCCACGCAAGATTAAAGCGCAGGCCGCCCTTCGGGCTCAAGGCAAATGCGAACGCTGCGGCACACGCCTGCGAACGGGCTATATCGAGTACGATCACGAAATTCCAGACTACATGGGTGGAGCGGCTACTCTGGAGAATTGCGTCTGCGTGTGCCGGTCATGCCATGCTCATAAGACTGCGAAGGTGGATGCGCCCCGCATCGCCAAGACCAGGCGCAATTTCCGAAAGGCTCACGGCATTAAGAAGAAATCACGCTTTCCGGGCGCACGTAATTCAAGGTGGAAAAAGAAGCTCAATGGTGAAGTGGTAGAGCGCTAATAACGGAACAACGGCAATGAGCAACTTTCGAGTCGGTCAGAAGGTGGTTTGCGTAAAGCTTCATGATGGCAACCCGAAATGGGCTGTCGATCTAAGGATTGGGGGGGTTTACACGGTTTCGTTTGTCTCGACCGGGTTCAATTCTGGGATTGATCTGGAGGAATACCCAGTTACAAGCCAGCCGCTCTTTACACTCGGTCGCTGGTCCCCGTGTTATTGGACCGGATTATTCCGGCCAGCCGTCGAACGCAAAACCGACATCAGCATCTTCACCGCCATGCTCAATCCAAGCAAGCAGCCGGTAATGACAGAATAATGCGCTTTCTCGACTTATTCAGCGGCATCGGAGGCTTTGCACTTGGACTCGAATGGGCAGGACACCAAACAGTCGCTTTCTGCGAGATTGACGGCTATTGCCGGCAAGTCCTCGCGAAGAGATGGCCGCACGTCCCCCGCTACGGAGACATCCGCGAACTCGATGCCGCCCGTCTTAGGGCAGACGGAATTGAGATTGACGCCATCTGCGGAGGTTTCCCCTGCCAGGACATCTCCATTGCTGGACAGGGCGAAGGCATTGGGGGCAGCCGCAGCGGCCTATGGTCGGAATACCGGAGACTTATTGGCGAACTACGACCCCGCTACGTCATCGTGGAGAACGTCTCAGCTTTGCTTAGTCGAGGGCTGGACAAGGTTCTCGGGGACTTGGCCTCGCTCGGGTTTGATGCGGAATGGCATTGCATACCAGCTTCCGCCATTGGTGCCCCTCACAGACGAGACCGCGTTTGGATCGTGGCCCACCCCGCAGAGCAGGGATTGGAAGGGTGCGCCAGGGAAAGGATCGCAAGCTCGTGGGGGTCATCAATCCAGCCTGCCGGCGGAGATTGGTGGGGTGCCGAACCCGATATGGGTCGAGTGGATGATAGGACTGCCTTTAGGGTGGACCGACTGCGGAGCCTCGGTAATGCGGTCGTCCCCCAAATTCCAGAAATCATCGGGCTAACTATTAACGACTGAACAACGAGTGGGAGAGAGATATGGGGCGAGCTTTTGATAGGCTGAAAAAAGCTATGGGCGAGATACACAACGCTCAACAGCCCAAAAGAGTGGATGGCGAGCCGCTATTCTATCTCTTTTGCCAGAACAACAGCGGCGGTTGGTTTGAGAAGGATGATGAGCGCGGCCTTGGACCGCGAGTCTGGATAGAGGCTAGAGACGTAAACGAAGCCAATTACCGCGCCAAGCTGGCTGGTATCTATTTCAATGGCTGCGATGACGGGACTGACTGCAACTGCTGTGGGGATCGTTGGTACGAAGCCTGGGAGGACGGGAAAGAAAAGCCAGAGATCGACCCGGAATATGACTTCTCCTGGTATCCAAAGGTTTTCGTTCACCACCTAAGCGGAAAGATTGAAACCATCGACGCCCCCGAGGATGCGAGAATCCTCGTTAAGCGCGTTAAGGACTAGCAAATGGAGAAGGCTTGGAAAAAATTCAGGGAATGGGTGATTGCTACGGTCCTACTCATTGGGGTCGGCATCACCATCGGCAGTTCCTTTGGGGCCATCGCCCTTGGTTACAACCTAATTGCTGGTCTTGGCCGTTAACGCCCGATGAATGAAGCAGACACCCTTTTCGTGACGGATGCGGAGATGATCCGCCGCTTTGGCGTGCCGGAGAAGATCGCCCGTCATACCGTTAGGCAAATGGACGCCAAGCGAGTGGCGGGTTGGCCGCAGAAGCAAGCTCTGTGGGGAAATAGACGGTACTGGCCAGCGGTTGTGGCTTACCTTGACAGGAATGGGGGGCTAAAGTGATCGCCTCACAGGAGGTTGTCATGCCGAAGATCGAGAACACTCCGGGGATCGCTTGGAGGAAGAACCAATATGGCCACGAGGCTCGCTGGCGCGCGAGGGCTGATCTTATAAGGCGTGGATTTGAACCGCTCAGCGTAAAACTGTGGGCTGCGACACATGAGCAGCCAGAGCCGGATGAGTTTGACGTGGCATTTATGCAAGACCGATGTAACGCCCTACAGAGCGAGATGCTTGCGTTTGCTCACGGCGGGCTGCCCGCAGCCGAGTTTGATGGCACGCTCGCCTCGCTCATTCGCTGCTATCAGACCGACCCAGACTCCGCATATCGAGAGATTAGATATAAATCGCGCGGTCACTACGACACGCTCTTGCGGATGATCGGCCGCGATTGGCCAGGCGCGACTCTTGAGAAGATTGATCTGCGTTCCGTGAAGCGGTGGTATGAGAGCTATCGCGGCCAGGGCAAGATAGCGATGGGGCACTCGCTCGTTCGGATGCTTCGCACGGTAATCTCATTCGGAGCAAGGCTGCTTGAGTTGGAGCAGTGCTTGCGGCTTCAAAATGTCCTGAAGGATAAATTCAAGATGCCGAAGCCTAGATCGTTACGGCTGACGGCAGACATGGCGGAAGCAATTATCGCAGAGGCGCACAAGCAGGGGCTGCCTATGGTTGCCTTTGCTCAAGCACTTCAATTTGAAATGATGATCCGACAGAAGGACGTGATTGGGGAGTGGATACCGATCAGCGAGCCTGGGCTGTCGGCAGTCACTAATGGGAACGAAAAGTGGCTTAGGGGACTGGACTGGAAGGAAGTCGATGCCAACTTCGTCGTCACGCACGTCACGAGCAAAAGGCAAAAGCCGATCACGGTCGATCTCAGGCTGGCCCCGATGGTCATTCGAGAACTTCAGGGCATTGCGCGAAATCAATATCCGGCAACAGGGCCTATGGTTGTCGATAAGCGCAGCGGCCTACCGTACACCGACGCCTACTTCCGAAGAACTTGGCGAAAGATTGCAGACGTGGTTGGCGTCCCTAGAGAAGTCAAGAACATGGATACGCGGGCTGGAGCCATTTCTGAGGCTACCGACGCAGGGGCGCCGCTCGAACAAGTCCGCAAGGCGGCAACGCACTCGGACATCAGCATGACGCAGCGATACTCTCGCGGCGATACTGAGTCCATTGCAGTTGTGCAGCGACTCCGCGTGGCGCACAGAACGAAAACCGATGATACACAATGATACACACAACCATTGATTCACTTAATCTATTTGCGCGGAATACTTATCCGCTCGAAAACCTTAAGTGCTTGATCCGTAATGGTCTTGTGTATCAACCAACCGGCGGGGGGCGACTATGGACAGCCTAGCGGTTCTAGTTGTGATTGTGGTCGCCTTCATCGCTTGGCGAGCGTTGACGTTCCCAAACTAACCCGCTGGGAGGTTAGACCAGCAGAGGCCGGAAGCTTACGGTCCCAGAGGGTGAAAAGCCCTCACAGGTTAGAGAGGAGAGGTTAATGATCTACCCGAGGTTTCTGGCAAAGTTTCTGGCGTGGCTTCTCGGATACTTTTGGGCGCCATGCCCCAACTGCGGGGAGCCGTTCGCTGGCTTTGAGTCGGGTATGGAGGGAATTGGTGGCTGGGTATGTTGCCCTAAAAACCAATGCCAAGAAGCGGGAAGGCTCGACCGACAGAGCGGCGGCATCTATTTGGTCGGTGAGACGATAAGGGGTGGTTAGTGATGGGCGGGCACATTCGAGTTGACCATCTCATCCCGAACGGTGAGATGCTGGCTGTCGTGAGGCAGTTGGTCAAATGTGCCCACCCCTCGCTAATGCGCCCACTTGCGACAACCGGAGGTTTTGAAAAATGACGAAATGTTCTGTATGCGAACAGAGCCAAGAGATCAGTATGGCATTCGACAAGTGGTGGAAAGAAAACCCCCACAACTCAGACAAAATGCCGAGTCTGCCGTACTACGCTTTTGAGGCTGGTTATCGGGCTGGCAAGTCAGCTTTGATTGATGAGGCATCCTACGCTGATCTTCGTGCCTCCGGCGGAATATCTGGCGATCCAACTTAACCGCCGCTTAAGGAGGGCCGATGGGTTTGGGCGATGCTTTTATGATCGGGGTCGGTGGCGGGATAGTAATCTCAGCCATCTTCGCTTTGTGGCTCGCGCACGTTGATGGCTAGGGCAATGGACGAACCGATCTTTTTAGGGTGCTGGTATCACACGCCGCTATGGATGCGGCTACTTGGATACGGAAGATACCGTAGGCGAGTGACCATTGCGACCGAACCGGTTAATCCGAGTCCTGGTGGAATAACGCGATGCAGGATGGAGTGGGAATATACGGAGAGGATTCCCTAACGTGTCGTCTATGATCCGCAGGCTGATTTGCCAGATTTGTGGCCATGACTGGCGGCACTATAAATGGGGTGCCCAGTGCCGCAGATGTAATCAGTTGGACGGGTGTTAATCGGAAGTCAACGCGATAACATCACATTAACGAGCAATCATGGGATACGACCGAAACGACTGCTGGATGACCTGCGGAGAGCATGAGGATAGGTGCGCCGAAATGGGTCTTATGGATGGGCCGTTCCCGAAAGACCCGTTTGCCGAGATCGAGCGGCTGCGGGCGGCGTTGGAGAAATATGGTGGTCACTTGGAGGGGTGCCCGTTCAAGGGAGAATGCACTTGCGGGCTAAAAGAACTGATTGGGCGTATGTGAGCAGTTAGCAGGACAGCGTTGAATACCTGCGCCCAGACCCCGCCGGCAGACCAGCCTCGATCGTGGTGCTCTCAACAATAAGGGACGGATGGACAGTCCGGCGGGCGATGTCGAGATAGGATTCGTCCCTGCGGCCGGTGAGCTGGAAGATCCCGGTCTTGCCCATCAATGAGTAAATCGTCTCGCAGACCTTGCCGATGTCGACGGGGGCTATGTGGAGGTCGCTGAAGGCAAGGATGGGTTTGCCGGAGCGCCATTCCTTCAGGATGGGGAGCTCGCCGCAGACCACCTTGCCTAGCCGCAGGATTCCGACCGGGAGTCCCCGCTCCATCCGCAGCATCAGGAGACGTTCGGCCAGGGCTTTCTGCCGGCCATACTCGCTGACGGGGCTGTGGGGGGAGTTGACGGGAACGTGCGGGATCGAACCATCGAACACATGATTGCTCGAGATGAACAGGGTGGGGATGCCTCGCCAGAGCAGCTTGTCGGCCAGAGCTACAGTGCCCCAGACATTGACCTGTGAGGTGCCGTGCGGGTCATCCGCGCAGGCTTTGAGGGAGGTGATTGCGGCGAAGATACAGGCTGCGGTTATTCCGGGGGGTGGTTTCCAGTCGCCTATATCGGAGAGGTCGAGGAATGGAGGTCTGCGGCGGGAGGTGGCAATGGCGGGGACGGTGCAGCAACTGTACGCCGCTGAACCGATCTGGGAGTCGCCGCCCACGAACAGCCACATCAGTGCATCGCGAACAGGACGGATTGGGCTATGTATGGAAGATACATTACCAGACCCATAGCAGAAATAATGGCGAATGCAATCAGGGCAAGGCCGATCGCAAACTTGAGTGGGTCATGGAGCATCAGGAGCCTGTCTGGATGTAGGCACAATATGCGTGCCCGTAGCTTCCAATGCACACGTGAAAATGCCTGTCCTGTGACGGCCTGACGCGATCGCCGCAAAAAGTCGCGCCGGTTGGAAGATGTCTCCAACAGCCTCGCGGCAGTTCAACCATTTCCTCTGCAGGAACGGGACGGCAATCGCGATCCGAACAGCAATCAGGATCGTACCACGAGTGCGCTAACGCACCTGATACTCCGTCACAATATAGGTAAGCCCCAAGGCAAAGCCCCAGTAGATAGAGGCGGGCCAGTTTCCGGCTACGGCCCATCGAATGATCGCCAGAACGTAGAGCCCCATGATGAGCCAGTTAAACACTCGTGGATCAAAGATAATCATCCTTCTACCTTGTGTTCTTTCACTTCGTAGTTCTCGATCGAGCGATCGAGGCCGCGGTGCAGGGAGATTTGCTGCGCTGGCCCGACTTCAATAATGACGTGCTTGTCGTCGAGCGTTTTGGCGTGAACCTCGCCGCTTTTGGCCCCATCTATAAAATGTGCGACGGCGGCGCGATACCTTATCGTCTCCATCGTCGATCTTGTCGTTCTGCTCGTCGTCGAACTCGCACTCGACGACATCGCCCGCGAGGTTTTCCATTTGTCATGCTGCTTTTGCTGTGAACCAGTGCCCACACTCGCTGCAATGAAATTGAAACTTGGTCGTCTGCCTCACGCGGCCTCTACGATGAACAGTCCCGGCACAGACGGGACATCCGGTGTTGAATACGGCCGGATGGTTTTTCTTCCAAGGCGCTATGACGTTCCAGTTCTTCTCGGCCTTGAGAACGTCGATGCGGTTGTATTCCTTGAGCATGCGCCATGCCGACGGGCGCCCATTGATGGCCCCCTCGTGCATGTCCCATCCGGTCGTAACCATCTTGCCATCACCGCCGTTGAATCGGTCGATGTAGTCAAGATTGTTGCGCTCTAGATGGGTGATCTTGCGGTACTCGACCAGCGAGTCGAGAAGGACGCAGGGCGAGGGAGGCTTTAAGCCCCACTTGATGAAGCGGGTGTTGGCCTTCCTGACATCGAAGCGCTTGATGTTGTGGCCAACGAGAATGTCGTGCTCGTTAAACAGATTCCAGAGGTCCGTTACGAGTTCCCGGTCGTTTGTCTTGTCGCGCTTGTAGTTCGGGTAATCCGGGAGGGCCTTGCAGTAGATCCTGTCCGAGTCAGGATGCTTCCATGCGAATGAAAGCATGAACCACGGCCGCACTACTGAAACAACGTTATTTTCTTTGTAGAAGTCATAAACATAAACCAGACTCGGCGCATTCTCCACATCGAAGAAGGCGATGCGTTCTGTCATCTAATGACGGTTCTCCAAATTGTTAAAAGGTCACTCAAAACAACAATGGCACCAAGAATAATGAGCGCGGCCACCAGAACCGCGGCAGCCCCGATCAACTTATCCATTTAATGAGATCCGGTAAGCTTCGCTGTGATGAAAGCAACAATGATCGAGAATATGCCGCTGTGGGCGTAGGTCTTTTTGGTGAGGCCCTTGATGTCGCCGCGGAGTTCCTGAATGTCCTCACGGACACCCTTGACCTCACCTTCCAATCTTCCGAGTGATCGCTGTACGGTATCAGTCATCTGACACCCTTGACCTTTTCTATGGTCCGCATGCTGCCGAGGCCGAGTAGACCGAACAGGAGCGTAATTAGGACTTCTGTGTTGCCTGGCGGCAGATGAAGCACAGGGGCGACAACTGACGTATAGCCGAGCGCCCCAACACACAGCCAACCGCAGGCAGGGCGCCAGCCGGAGACGAACCAGTTGGCGTTAGCCGCCTCAACCTTGTTGATTTCGGTTTGCTGCTCAGCGACCTTGGCGATCAAGTCCTGAATTGCGGTGGCAGCCTTGGCTCGCTGCTCTGCATTCGGGAACATCTCAAGGATTTTGCTTAGCAGCTCCGCTACCGACCCGATGCCGGTAAGATCGAAGAGAGCCATCAGCCGCGGACTTTATGCTTGGCCCACTGGTAGGCTGCCGTAAGGCCGTGCTTGACCGGCTGCCAGATGTAGTCGCCAAGGAAGTGTCCGAGGGCTGCGGCAAGACCGAGTTCGACCCAGAAGTTGCCGAGGATTGCCAATACTGTCGACATTGTAGTTTCCTTTCAGGTTGCCATTTTGAGGGCGTCGTTCTCAACGCGGGCTACGCGATTGAGCCAGCCGCGCCCGTACTTCCAGAACATCTTGAGTGAGTGGTAGTAGGAATTGCGAGCATCCGAGATTTCAGAGATCAGCGATCTCGCGTCTGCCGCATCGAGAGCGGCCTGTGTCTTTGGTCCCCAGATGCCGTCGGCGGTGACGCCAAGCCCGCGCTGCAGGAGTTTGGTCGCAGCGCCCTTGCCGTTGTTCACGCACATGTCGAAGTAGATGTAGTCGACCCCCGAGGGCAGGTCGTCACAGCGGTCGCCCCAGTAGTCCAGCAGATAGATGGCCTTCGCCTGATCAAGCGTCAGGTTCTTGATGTCGAGAGCCGGGTAGACGTGCGAGGCGATGCCGTATTTGGTGCCCTTGAGCTGTCCGACGCCGACCTGCCCGGAGGTCCAGTTACCCCTGTCATCACGGTCATCATCAAATGCTCCCTCCGACCCCACAACGAGGTCGAAGCATTTGTCGAAGTTCTTCCGCATCAGAATGAGGCTGGAGCGCCCACAATGGTGACGCGGCCGTGACCCCTGTGGGTCTTGACCCCGCCGGAAGTCTCCGACGCGATGTCAACGATGTAGCTGCCGGGGGTGAGCGCAGACATGGTTGAGGCGTCTGCATCCACGGCAAGCGTGGTTGTGGCTCCGACCGTGATGGTTAGCTCGTCATCTGTTGAGAGCGTAAGGTCCGCAGCAGTGTCGTCCTGATCGTCACGAAACTGGATCACCCAGTCGTCAGATCCCACCCCTGTAACCTGCTCGCCATCCTGGTCGACAATGATGAGGGTCTGTACCCAGTCGGCGCCGTTCGGCAGCGAGCCGGAGATTTTCATTTGAGCGGGCGCCCTGCGGATGTCGGGGGCGAGCAGGATGGTCATTGCAGTTCCTTTGGCCAGATATGGCGCAGTTCTTCAAGCGAGGACGCAGACAGGATTTTTGCCCTGTACGGCTCAGGATCGAAATTGCGGAATGTCAGTTCTGACTCGCGATCAGTCTTTGCATCGCGCAAGCGCTGCCACTGGATCGGGCGGGATTTCTCAAGGTCAACCCAGATTGGTCCGCCGTTGCGTGATCGTCGCCACGCACCCCGGAACCAGCGATCGGCAGGAACATCCGAAGCGTCCCAGAGTTCATGGGCGATACCGGTAAAGCAGTCCCCGTCGCGGATGATCTCAAGCGCCTCGGCCGTTGTGCAACCGCCGAAATGCAAGGCCCTGCAGTAGCGGAGCGCAGCGTCCTCCGGCATGCCGCGGGAGATTTTGCGCTCGATCTGCACATTCATGTAGCCGGGCGGTAAATCGTCCCACAGCCCGCCGCATGACATGACGGAGATGGCCCAGTCAGTGGGAGTGCAGACGGAGACACCGCCGTCATGGCGGGTAAAGACAATCCTACTGGTCACCAAAAAACACCACATCATATGCAGTTGTGTCAGTGGCGGCGGCACTGCTGGCATTGATGCCCAACAGACGGCCGGTGCCAGCCGCAACTCCCGTTGACGGGCTGAAATTCACCATGATATTGCCGGTGTTTCTGGAGCTGGCTACTGCGGTATAAGTGCCACCCGAGAAGTCGGTTGCTATGGTTATGTCCACAATTCCGGTGTTCGTGTCAGTGATGCTCGTAATATTGTAACTGGGGGTAGACAAATTCCCGGCGGCATCGCAGGTAAGCCACGCCTTCGCTGCGCTTTGATGGCGATGCTGCACTCCGGGAGACACGAATACCGTAGTCGATGTTCCCGTCTCCTGCTCCGCAGCAGTGGCAGCCTGCGTTGCCAGCATGACGTTGCGCCAGTCGGAGTCATAGAACTCGAAGCGCGATGTCGTGGTGTTCCTGCGGATGTCCCCCTCTACGGGGACGGCCGGCCGCTGTGCTGTCGTGCCGGTCGCGATATGTGTTTTTTCGGTTGAGGATGCGGCACCGGCAAGGGCTGCAACGTCAGCCGCAACGTCTGCCAACTCTGCAGCGGTTGCCCCGCCAAGGTTTGAAAGGGCAAGGGTGGCGCTTGTTGCCCCCGTCCCGCCATTGGCAACAGGAAGGGCGCCCGTTCCTACAGGGACACCGGGGTCGATATTATCCCGTGTATAGATGGTCGAGCCGCCTGAGTTCTTGACCAGAACCTTGTATGATTGGGTCGAGAAGTAGGTGATGGCATGGCGGCCATAGGCATCGAGCGTAATGGGGTTGGTTGTCTCATGCCCGCCGGCAAGGTCGTCATCGTTATAAAGCTGGATTGGCGTCGTGGTGCCGGCCTGATAGACTGTGACTGACCCGCCATTGAGGGGGTCGCCAGCGTCATCGGAAACCTGCTGGAAGGAAGTATAGACTGCTATGGCCATGAGATGCCTGTGGTTGGGCTATTTCGTTTTAGTGATTTTACTGGGATGGATTCCCTGGAACTGGCTGCTCGTCGCCATCGGCGGCACTCTTTACTGGGCCTTCCAGCAACTTGATAAGATCGCCGGACGTAATCTTGATGCCGTCGCGCGAAAGTCCGTTCGATAGCTGACGAGATGCGGCGATAAAGTATGCGATCTTTGCGGGGCTTGGATTTGCAACCGCATCGGCTTGCGCCCTGTGCCATCTGTCGATTGAGGCAGATACGGCTTTCTGATATTCTGGGGAGCGCTTGGCGACCTTCTCCATGAGTTGGTCGATCTGACGGCCAGTAAGGACGGTCGCCGCTTTGTTTGCGAGCGCACCAACCGCCGCAGTGACGCCACCCGTTCCAATGCCAGCAGTTACGGGAACAACTCCGCCGGACATAATTCCCTTGGTCGGAGAAAACTGCCCAACGAGCCTTAGGGAGTTGGTGAGCCTGTTGCCCTGATCGATCTCACGCATTGCGGCAACCTCGTCGGGCTTGAGTGTCGTAAAGCCGCCCTTCTCGATCTTGTCGACGATCTTGCCGATCTCTTGCCGCATGTTGTTGACGGCATTTCCGCCATATCCGGTGCGACCAGTGCGAAGGTCTGCAAGGCTTCTCGCCCTCTGTAACTGCTGGAAGTCTTTAGCGGTCGAGAAAATATTGTCGCCTTTTTGTAGAGCCGCAGCCGCTTCTGGGGCCGCCTCTGAGATGATCTTGGAAATTTCCCTCGATGCGATGGCTGCTGCCGCACGCTCACGATTGTCCATAGACTTGAAAGACCCGCCGAGCCTCTCCTTGAGGTCGCGCAGCTTGTCGACGGTGACAAAATCACCCTCTTTCTGGAGGGCGCTTACCGTGTCCTGGATGTATTTCGGGCCAGGGAAGGTTGTCGGCTGCTTTCCGCTTTCCAGGGCCGCCGCAATACGCTCAACGGTGTCCTTTGTTCCGGCTTGAGCAGACTGAGGCGCAAGAGCATCGAACTCACGGTATGGCGCCTTCGCGGTCTTGAAAATATCCGAGGCGCGGACCTGTGATTTTGCCGGTGAGGTCGCCACAGCTCGGGCACCTGGAGCACCAGCCGCAAGGCCTGGAGCAAGAACGCGGGCGGCACCCGTAGCGCCACTTTCATTAGTGTCGTCTGACCGCTGGAAAATCTTGACCGTGTTGTCTGCTGGGTCTCGGATGGCGACTTGTGTCTTGCTGTCTGTGGTCTTGACCTGCCCGTCGGCGGGATCGCGATACAGAATTTCCCCGGAATCGCTTTGGAATGTCTCCTTGGAAATCAGTTTGCCGCCATAGTCGGATACGTTCGGGCTTGTGCCCTGCGTGGCTGCGGCAAGATAGTTAGTCTGGGCTATGTCCAAGTTCTGGCCGGGAGACGTAGCGGGGCCGCGCATCATCTCTGCGGCACGCTCATTCAGCGCCGGAGCCATCTCCGCGCGCTGGCCTGCTGGTGCGGCGCCAAAGCGGTTCAGGAATGTGTCTGCTTGCTTGACTTCCGGTTGAGCGAACGGATCGCCATCGACTGGGATTAGCTGCGTTTTTCCCTGTTGAGCGCCGACACTCTTTGAGAACTTCTGTCCGTACTGGGCAACTGTGGTGCCGAGCTGATCCCTTGCGTTGGGATTGTTCATCCCGCCCTCGCCAGCAAACCACGCGCGAGCGGCGCCCTCCGGGCCATACTTCTTTTCGTACTCACCGAACTTGTGCTTGAATACGGCCTCCTGTGCGTCATTGGAGCCGAGGAATTGCATCGGAGTCAGGCGCTGGCCAAGCGCAGCCTCGGTCCACGGGCCGACATTCGACTCCATCACCTGATACTTGCCGAGCGCCCTCTGGCCAGCCATTGGGCCGCTGTTAATCTTGGGACCAACAGCACGATAGTTCCCGCCACTTTCGATCGAAGCAATGGCATTGGAGTTTGCCGATTGATCTGACCCGAATGGGTCAAAATCAACTGCAACGAGATTGGGCATTATTGCTGAACCCGATAGTATTTGCCGGTTTGCTGGTTCTGGATGTACCAGTTTCCATCAGGGGCCTGACGTGCGCCCTGGATTGGCGGTTGCCCGGCTCCGGGCTGCATGTTGCTCGCCGGGCGCTGCAGCCCCGCATAGTCAGTCTCATAAGCCTGCCGCAGACGATCCTTGATGCCGTCGACCTGACCGATGAGTTTAGTGAGCGCCATCTTGATCTGTTTTTCTGTCTGGGCGTTCTGCAGTTCGACCATGCTGTTCTGCAACAACCTGTTCTCAAAGTCAGACACCTGACCGAGAGCGCCGCCAGTCTTTGACATATCCCGCATTGTCTGCAATGCGGAGAAGCCGACCTTGGCGCGCAGTGTTTCGAGTTTGGCTTGTGCATCTGCACCGGGGAATCCGGGGACATTCGGCAACATGCCAACCATCCCAGTGATGCGACCAAGACCGGGGTGATGCAGGACTTCGTTGGCCTGAAGTTGCAGGTTGTCGAGTTGGGTCACGGAATTGTCGAGGGTGGCTTTGGCCTTGCCCATTGCGGCAGCCTTCTCGCCGGTCTCGCGGCCAACAACCTTGTCTGCCTCGGTGTTTTTATAGTCCTTCGGAAAGACATTCTGTGTCTGTCCAGGCACACCTTGTCCGGCTTGCGGGGCGCCGCCTGCGGGCTGACCAGTTCTCTTATTGATTAGGTAATCGGCCTGTGGCGTACTGACATTCATCAGTCCGGAATTTGGTTGAAACCCACCGGTCTGAAGCACCCTGAAGCGACCCATCTTGTCAAATACGCCGACACCCTCCTTGCCGGTCTCGCTGTCTGTCCCCCATATCGGATTTCCATAGACATGCTGCCCCTCCATTTTTGCTCTCTGGAGAGCTGCCGCAGCATTGAGTGCTGGCACACCAGCGCCACGACTCATTCCAAATAATCGACCTAGCGCAGAGTCAGAAATCCCGCCTTGCGCCACTTCTGCGCCAACCTGCTTGAGAATTGCGTCATTCTCATTCTGCCGCATCTGATCTGATGCGCGGTCATACCCCTGCTGTCCAGCCAGCAAGGCTTCGTAGACGTTGGGCGGCTGGATATAGAACGGGTTGTCTCGTGCGGCCATGTCAGAACCACGCATTTCCCTTGGTGGAGGAAGATCCAAAGATTGGGTAGCTCACTCCGCCATAGCTTCCGGTCGATGATGGGAAGAATGATCCAAGATTGGCCCCAAGCGAGCCACCGAGAGACCCGCCAATCGAACCCATTAAAGAGCCACCGATGGGGCCCCCGAGAACGGCGCCACCGATACTTGCGGCCAGCTTTGCGATATTGTTGACGCCATCGTTCTTTGCCTGCTGGCTCGCTACAATACCCTGCCCGATCGTTGGGGCAGCGCCGTAGAGCATGTCGGAGGCTCGCATGATGCCGCTGGTCTGGGCGCCGAGCCCTTGCGACTGCAGACCCGTGGCCGCGTTGGTGGCGTTCAATCCCTGTCCGGTCAGCCCGCCAAGTCTGGTGAGATAATCACCGGCACGCTGGTCCTCGTAGTTGGAGCCGTAGCGATAGAGAGCCTTCAGCGCACCGCCGGAGCGCAGCCCACCCCCCGCGTTAAGCCCGCGCATCGCCGCCTGCTGCCCCGTCTCAAGACCGGATTGATAGCCTGGCAGGTTGCGATAGGCGTTGGTGAACGCCGCCTGATTATCACTCCCTGACAAGCCGAGACCTGACATCAACTGGCTAAGTGCGGAAGTCCCCGCAGACTTATAGGGGTCATAGGATGAGGCAACGCTGTTGTAGAGCCCCGGCAGGGTCTGGGCGTAATTGGAAAGATTGTCCGCGGCCTGATGCTGCTTGGCATAGGTGTCTGCCGCAGCCTGACTTGCGGCCTTTGCGGAGTCGTTGCCGAACAACGTTGAGAAGAAGCCCATTTGTTTTCCTAGGAGATGTTGAAGTTTGCGGCCATTGCAGTATTGGCCCCGGCCGGAGTCTGTGCAGAGAACGAGTAACAGCCGACGATGTTGGTTACGCTGTCATTGCTGACCGTGATGTCGTCGCCGAACTCGCAGACCGAGAACATGGTCGCCTTGGCGTTCGTCAGAATAACGGGGCTGCTGAACACGCAATGCGAGAACCCCGTGATGGCGTGCGACTTGTCACCGTCATCTATGGCAAGGCTTGCAGAGACGAACGACCCGGAGAAGTCGCACAAATCGAAATGGTTCTCCACGGTGCCAGTAGCACCGTCCATGCCTACTCCAAAGTTGACAGCCGAGCCTGAGTCATCGAACTTGCAGCGGATGTACCAGTTGGCTGCCGCGCCCGTGGAATAGAGGTGCCCGCCCGCCGTAGCCCACCCGGAGATGAAACAGTTATCCAGACAGCCATCCACGCCGCGCATCCGCACGGCATAAAGTCCACCCCAGATGTAGCAGTCCCGGAAAAATATCTTGGCGTTGACGGCCGTATCGACCGCATAGGTTGTCGCAGAGGCATTGGTGTACCCAGCGACGAACAGGTCGCGCATCCCGCCGTCGGCCTCAAAATCAAACACCGTAAAGTCTGCGCTCTGCCCGCTTACGAGCGTGACATGCACGCCGGCCCCAACGAGCGTGATCCCGTTGGGAACTGTTATTGTTGACGTGACCGTGTAGTTGCCGGCCGGGAAGAACACCAGCCCATCCGCATCGTCGATGGCGGCCTGGATGGCAGTCGTGCTGTCACCCGCCGCACTCGGGTCTGCGCCGTAGTCCGTCACAATCTTGTAAACGTCAGAGCCGCTTTCCTCGGACTCGCCAGTCAGATTGGCAACGTCAGAGGCGATGTCCTCAAGAAACGACCTCACCTCCGAACTCATGTCCGGATCTCTCGGGACGCGAGGTTTTGCCATTATTTCTTCAGTCTGCGGATCTGAACGTCACAGCCGACAATGGCGCGGGCCACCGGGTCGGAAATCCTCAGCCTTATAACAAGACCCTTGGGGCCGAACTTGCCGAGGTTGCGTGCGGTGACGCGCGTTGCGTACTTGCCCTGGATGCCGAGGGAGAGCTCGCGGTACTGCTGGAAGGTGTTGCCGCCATCCTTGGAGAGTTCGAGCATGACCAACGGGTCTGAGCCCTGCCCTGAGAGCGTGCCATAGCCGGTGGCAAGGTCGAGATGAATGGCATCAATGATCCCGCCATCAGGGAATACATGCAGCGGGGGGGAGTCGACGCCCCACACCATGATGTCGTCAAACTCTGTGAAGGTGTCCTTGTCGAAGTAACCGAGCTTGCCGGAGAGGGCGTCACCGATCATCACGCGGTTCCAGGCATGCGCCGTGAAGCGCCCACGCCAACGGTCCTGCGCGTAGGTCTGCCGCTCGTGCCATACCTTGGTTACGGAGTCATAGGTGCGCGACCAGTCCGTCCCGGTCATGGTGGAGAAGGCGTGGCCATCGTGCGTCCACGCAAAGCCGATGGCGTCAGACGAACTCGTATCCGCAGATATAATTCTTTCGACGGCGTGGGTCGAGATGCGCTCCGGGTCGTAGTTGTTGAGGCGATAGACGACCCCATCATCCCCGATCCAGTGCAGCGTTCCAGCCGACTTGTGGACCGAGTTTGGAGCAAGGACGCCACGAGACCGGAACGAGATGGGCGAGAATGGGAAGTCGGCGTTTCCCGTGTCGCGCCAGAACTCCATCCATGACGAGCAGAAGCCGACGATCTCGCCCGCGTTCTCTGCTATGCGGAGTAGCTTTCCGGCCTTCTGCTGGAAGGTCGAGAAGTCCAGCGCATCCCATAACAGCGAAGTGTTGATGCCGGAGAGCGTGAAGGTGCGGTCCTCCTGCCCGACGATCGTATACCCCGAAGCATAGTCCGCCGTGATTATGTCAGTCGGCAAGTCTGCATCGGTGATGGAGTTCACCGCATCAGACGACACGACGTAACAGGCCGCATCGGTCTTTACAAAAATTTCCGGGTCGGCCTTCTGGTTGCGCGACATCTGCACCATGTCGATGCCGGGAATGGTCCCGACCCTGGTGGTGGTGAATGTCGTGCCGTCGAAAGTCGTTTTCCAGATGCTTGAGGAATGGACGGTATAGAGTTTGTCCAGATCCTCCATGTAGATCATGCCACGGCACGGCCCCGTCGCGTCGTCTGACGCCTCTATGATCCCATCGGAGGGGACAACCGAAAGGGGGGCTTTCGCGTCCTTCCCGCGCTTCTCGGCATAGGCGTTAATCAGCCGGGGAATGCCCTCGAATGCAAACTCGCCCTCATTTGACTGGAACGCTACTAACGCGCGGCTCAAGTGAGCCTCACGAACTCGCCAAAGTATTTTTTGGCTGCTTGGTCATAGACAAATTTTGCGTCCTCTTTCGATTCAAAGACGCCAAGTTCTGTGTGATTTCCGTTGACTAGAATCTGGGCGCGCCATCCCTTGGGTTTGTTGCACCAGCTAACGCCACGGTATCCAGATTTATTGTCTTTTCTCAGTTTTTGATTTGCGTTCTGCTCTGTTTGCGTGGCTTCACGCAGATTGCACCAGCGATTATCTGAGGGGTCTGCATTGATATGATCAATATAGGGCTTTGTCGGCCACCCCCCAGTCATGTAAAACCATGCAAGGCGATGCGCCATATAAGACTTGAAGTCTATGCTTATCTGGACATATCCCGGCTTGGTCGTGTGCCCCATTATTTCCCCGACCGCAGCGCCCTTTGTGGCCTCTTTGCGCGTGAACTCTCCGGTCGCCGGATCATATTTGGCAACCTCTTTAAGCCTCTCAATAGTAAGCATCAGAAATACTGACCGGCGGCAACGTCATAACTGGGCATGGCAGCACAGATCGCTCTTAGCGTTCCTTCCTGCGCCATGACATCGGCATCGCTCGGGCGAGGGCCGCCAGCAGTCGGGATCAGGAACATCGCCATGTAATCTGCAAGCGGGTCGAACAATTCCTGCGGCACGGTATCCGGAGTCCATCCCCACATATTCAGGCCACGCACCTGCAGGGATGACAGCCGCGATGTGTATGTCTTGGTCGCGAGGTCTAATTGCTCGCTTGATGGCGTCTCGTCATCGCCAAGCAGCCCGGCCCTGCGAAGAGCATGGGTAACGGTCTGCGTCTCGGTATAGGTCGTCATCGTCCGTCGGCTTCCATCATGTAGCGTTCATAGTTGCCGGAGTTCATCGCCTCTGCGACAAGCGACTGCATAAGACCCTCGCCATAGATCGTGACCTGAAGCGGGTCTTTGCCCCTTGACCACTCCACCATCTGCTCCACGAACTCGCAGGCTTGCGACATCATCGGGCGCGTCGTCTTGAAATCCTGCCCGTTGGCATGGCCCCAGACCCAATGACCAGGGAGTTCGCCACCGTGGACGTGAGTCTTGTGAGTAAATGAGGAGTCGCCACCAAATACATGCACGTCACGGAATCCGAGGACGTAAGCAAGATTGGGGGCTCGGGAGAGCATGGTGGATCCCCCGTGAACGGGGACGGCACCGAATGGCTGTTTAATCTGCCCATCGGCCATGAACCAAAGTCTGACATTGCGCTCCTTGAGATGGTCGAACACGCAAGGGTGGGTTTGAGAGGCTAGGTAGTAGGTCACATCCTCCGGAATATTGGGCAGGCACTCCTTGAGGAACCATTCCGGGTCGCCTCCGACGAAGGCCGTGGGCTTGATCTCACGGTGCCGCATCCACTCGAAGGCTCTGTTAATTCCCCAAATCTCTCCGTCCCACTCCTTGAGCATGTCGACGTAATCGGTGACGGACGGCCCAGACGCTACGATCGCTACCTTGCCCTTGCGTTTCTTCCGCCAATGGACCCTTGGGAGATTACGGGCGGCAGCACTGTCAATATGTTTTTGACGGTCATCCTGGTTCGCTACGCAGTCAATCTCGAAGATCTGGTCGATCGTGCCTTCCGGCTTGACCTGCTTAAGCTGCAGTTCTTGCATTGAGCTCGAAGGCTTTCTTGATGGTTGAGCAGATTTCCTCGGGGGTGTTGTCGACCACCTCGATCTGCGTACAGACGTTATACATCTTAGGCCAGTCCATCCCGTCCCACATGTGGCAGGTACGCCAGTCCTCGAGGACTTGCCCCTTGTATTTGACGCGCTTGATGCGGCAGACCCGGAAGAACGGCGTCGGCTTCGAGTTCGCCATGTAGGGGAACCAGTTGATCCCGACACCGGGGACGTTCAGTGCGGAGGCGCAAGTTGTGATTCCGGTAGCCTGCCCAGCATAAAGCTTGCAGTTGGCGAGGATGTATAGGTCCGCGAGATCGGGATTTTGCAGGCTCCCGCGGATTGTAGCGTAGTCCACTAGATTGGGGTGCGAATACGCACCGTCGGCGTCTGCGCCAAGGCGCACTGCTTTCAACCCGACTTTACGCAGCCATTCGATGGTCTCGAAGTAGTCATCGAACTTCATGTTGCGCTTTAACTGGTACGGGGAGAGTTGATCCTCATGCCCCCACCAGATGCCGCGCTCCCTGAACATGGGTCCGTGACGCAGTTTAGAGTATTTCATGTCGCGGGCGTGGAGACAGACGTACTTGCCTTTCTCCAGACCTAGCTTCTTGAGGATTGCCTCGCCCTCAGCCTCTTCTTCCTCGTTGAACTTCGTCTCGACGGGAAGCGTCCAGACGTGAGGGTCGTCATAGATGTAGATGCGCGAGAGACACGCATCGAGCCATTCCTGGTACTTTATGAAATACCGCCTGACGAATGCGGGGACTCTGAGGAATGTCGCCCGCCTGCGGTGGATTTTATAAAGCGCCTTGTTGGGGACCACGCTGCCGATGATGTAGAGCAGTTTCCCCTTGTTCATCCGCATGTCGTACTCGACATCTCCGGCCTGATGCCCGAAGTGATCAGGGTAGAGCATCACCGAGTAGCCGAGGCGATGGGCAATCCAGAGGAAACTATTGAGAGGCCACAATCTCGCCGTTCTCAAGTTCGAGCGGCGCTTTGAGATATGCATCCATTAGTCCATGACATCTGATGTTGAACTTTACGCCCCATGTCTGGTGCGTATGCATGACGCCCAGTTGGCTTACTTGTTGCAGCAGGGGGGTTTCCGTGAAGAACGGCCCCTTCCCGTCTGTAGTCACAACCCGTTTAATCTCCGCCTTTGAGTCCTCCGGATATGTGTTGTCCTCGTAGCAGTAGCGCCCCAACATGACAGGCCAGCCGTCATCCAAGAACCTCACGTCGTAGGATGAATCCGCTCCGTACAGTGTTACGTCCTTGAACCCGAGTGTGCGTGCGAGAAATGGCGCGCGCGATATTGCGGTCGTACCTCCAGGAATGAGGTCTGTCCCCTTGAGCAGATCATCCGGGAACCGAACCGAATCCTGCTGCGGGAACCAGACCTGCACGTTCCGGTCCTTGAGCGTTTCGTAGACTGCTTCGTCACACAGCCCGGAGATGTAGCAGGTCGTCTCCTTCGCGATCCTCGTAACGTAGGCCGCAAGGCCGGGCAGGGGATCGGTCCCGAAGAACCCGCTCGGTGTGATGCCCCGATCAAGCAAAAAATTATACGCCCCGTTGATGGCCCAGATATGCTCGTAGGTCTTGATCTCGTCGATGAAGTCCTTCACGGACGGGCCAGCGGCTACAACGGCTAACCGCTCTCCCGCCCGCTCGGGACTTTCCTTGCAGTAAGACAGGTTGCGAGCGAGAACCTTACGCAGATTCCGCTCGCAACCCTCGTCATCAACAACACACTTACTGTCGATCGTGACAAGCATTAAGAGTGTTGTGCCTGGTAGTAGTCGATGTAGAGGTTGAACGTGCCGGTGGTGAGCCGGAACGTCGAAGCGCCTACGGTGACGTAAGCGTTCGTCTCATCGGTCGTCAGCAACGGGCCTTCCGAGAACAGAAGCGATCCGAGTGGGATGTTTCGCTTGCTGCCAAGGGAAATGCCGCTCTGCAGCGCCAGCACGTCCGAGCCGAGCACCCAGTTGGATGCCAGCGCGTTGGACGTGGACGATGCGGATACGGTCGTGCCCGCCGGTGTGACAACGGCTTTGTCGAGACCGATGTTGATCGAGAGTAGGCCGGAGCCCACGCTCGTATCCTCAAGAGCATCGCCGGTGACGCGCCCGCCGAGAATCAGTGCCCCTTTCGGGAGTTTGCACATGATGATCGTGTCGGCCGCGGCCGGAACGCCTGTTGCACCCCATTCAAAGGTGCCCCAGGCCGTCTTGATGTCTTGAGCCCAACCGGACGCAGCAGAAGGTCGACCCGCGGCTGCGCGAGTAGTCGTATAAACAGCCATGTGTGCGCCTCCTTATGAGTCTTTAGCTGCGTAGAAGAAGCCGGTGACGACGCCCCATTGTGTGAGCGAACTCGCCCCGCCGCCGGTGTTATTGCCGGATGCGGATGAGTTGAGCACACTAGGCGCGACGTACATCGAACCCTTCTTGAACATCTTGCCGACGCCGTAGGCCATCTCGATGCCCGTGCCGGTGATGAACCCGTAGTCGTCCTCTTTGCGGAACGTTGGCTTGGCCATCTGCCCGTAGGCAACGACGGCGGCCTGTTGACCGCAGAGGAATACAGGTTCGGTACGGCCCGAACTCGATGAAGCCGACTGGGTGCTGGACCCGCCCCATGTGCCGGCGGCCGTGGCCATTCCGGTCCATGTGTTGTCGACAAAGGTCGAGATCTCCGGGACTTTCCGGATAATCACGCCGTCGTAAACAAGGTCGCCATCCTGGAAGATCGGGTTTGAGTCAACGTCCCGAGGCCGCGCATCACGGTTGGCCTGGTAGATGACCGCATCGTTCTTCGCATCGCGGAACGCATATGTTCCCGCGAACAGGACGTAATACTCATATCCATCCCGCGTCTTGTACGGGCGGATTTTTGGCGAGCACAATTCCGCGCGCCGCTTGAGCATTTGCACCGTTGTCGAGGTAAGTTTGACAGATGCAACAACCGAGATGGCCGAGCCGAACGAGGCCAGCGTGGTGCCGCTCTGGTGATTGGAAACAGCGTTTCCAAACAGAACGCGGTCCTGGTTGTCGGCCAGCCACGCAGTACGCTGCGCGGAGGTCGCCAACTCCCACTGGACGCCGTTGACCCGCTGCCCTTCTTCCGTTCCCAGGTTCGCCGGGGCGGATTCGGAAGGGATCGCCATGAAACCCGCGATGAGTTCATCGCGCTGAAGTTCCTTGCCGCGATCCGAGAGAAGCGACTTGGCCTCTCCGAAGATGTCGGCGGAATCCTTCTGGTTCTCGGCTTTGGTCGTGACTACCGCATGGCGGAACCAGTCGATCCAGACCCGCATGCCGTAGTTGTCGATGCGCTCCTCGGCGCCCGCCAACGTTCCCGTTGACTTGCCGATACCGGAGAGCTTGGTGACGAGCGGAATATTCATCTGCTCGCCGCCGGATTTCAACTCCTGACGCACGCGGATGATGGCATCGAGCCCTTCACCCATGTACGGGGAGAACAAGTTCTGACGCACGAACTCGCGGTTGATGTCCCGCGTGAACTGGATCAGCTTGTTGTTTGATTGGACTGTAGTGACCGCCATAGCGGCCGCTCCTTTCTAAGACGCTTACCGCGTCATAGCTTGTCTGAAGAGTGCCCTGTCGCTCATGTCGCCATCATCGGGCGCGGCGTTGTTGCCGGCCGAGGGGGCCTTGTTGAGAGACGGAGGCAGGTTGACAACCGGAGCGTTAGTCTTGGTCTGATTGGAAGCGAGCTGTCCTTGTTTTGCTTTCAGGACTTCCGCAATGAAGGTTTCGTCTTTGAGCAACTTCTCGCGAAGTGACTTCTCGACGTTTGCCGGCGTGTTTTGATACCACGCCATTGCAATACCTACAGGGTCTTTGGACGTTTGCATCTGCATTCGCAGACCGGGAATATCGCGATGATTTTCGCGCATGGCGGCATCAATCGCTTGTTCCATATCCGCAACCGCTTTTGCACCGTACTGCGCGATGGCAGTAGCCCGCGAACTCTGCAGCGTCATCTCCCGCATGAACTCGTGTAGTCTTTGTTCAATCGGGGTGATGTGCTGCGCGATCGCTTGTTCGGGGTTGGCAAAGAAATCAACGGGTTCCTGCTTGGGCTGGTTGAGCTTCGCAATCTGGTCCCGCATGGCCTGTATGTCGGCCTGCAGTTGCCATGACTGGCGAAGCGCTTCGTCCCTTGCTTTTTCGGCCGAGGCTCGCGCCTCCGTCACCTCTCGTAGCCGCCATGACGGGACATGGGCGTCCTCTTTAGGCGGCTCTGTCGGGGGTGGTTGGACTTCCTGCTGTTGCGCCGGTTGCTCTGCCTTCTCAGGCTCGGCTTTCGCCTCCGGTGGCGTCTCTTTTTCCGCAGCAACAAATCTGCCTTTTTCGTCCCGTGCTCGTTCCTCCTGCTTTGGCTCTTCAGCCATCGCAGCCTGGAACATCTCTTTGTCGTCTACCTGTAGGTTAACTTCTACTTCCTGTTCAGCCATAGGCTAAACTGCTCCTTTCAGCGTTTCGTGCTTGATGACGTTTGCCTGATGTCGCTCAGTGCGTGCGTGCCCCATATCGCCGGGGCGGCGTAATCAGTGTCGGATCGCCATGAGTATCGCGATCAGGGCGGCCTCATCGTCCTCGGCCAGCGCCTTTTCTATCTCTGCGTTCAGCGACGGAAGTCTGACCTCGATCGGCTTGTCGAGGCCGAGTGTCTCGATGAGCGGAGAGGTAGCCCGGAGCTGCGGCCCCTGCTTTTCCTCTGGCGCAACATCTTTGGTGGCTTCCGGCTCGGGTGGCTTGAGCTCCGGATAGAGATCGTAGAACTCGCGGGCCTTGCCCTCGGTGTAATACTGGCCTTCGTGGCGCTTCTTGACCGGAGCGCCCGCCCCACCCGTATCGGTCGGCTCCGGCCGCGGGATATGCGGCGGCTGATCCAGGGTGGGGGTGATTGCCCCGCGCGGCTGGAAGCCGAACCGGAGTAAGTTTGGCGGAATACCGGACTGGAATTTCTGGACAAGTCCGTCGCCCGGCCCCTGCGGTGGACTGCTTCTCGGCTTGACACCGAAGCGTATTGAGTCCGGCGGGAGACCGGACTGATACTGCGGCTGGACTGGACCAAGACTGACGCCGGCTCCAGCCTGCCCAAGTGGGCGAAACCCAAACCGGATGCCACCCGGCGGAAGCCCGCCCTGCGTTTTCTGCTCGTTGATTGCCGACGAGCTGATCGGCGATAGCGGCGAGCCTAAAGGCGAAAAGCCGAATCTAATCGACTCTATGAGGCCGTCGATCATTGGTGCTTAGGCGAATATCGACTTAAACCAGTCCACCAAAGTTTGCATCAACCCCTTCTTCTTGCCCTTTCCGGGCGATGGTCTTGGTGTCGGTTCGGGCGTCGGTTCGGGGGGCGGGGGCGCTGGTGTCGGCTTTGTAGGCGACCCCAGAGCCGAAAAGCCGAATCTAATCGACTCTATGAGGCCATCCATCAGATATGCTTGTGCGGGAAGCCGCGGTGCTTTCCATGTTTGATGCTTGAATTGCTGATCGGCGGGCTGGTACCACCGCCGCCGTACTGCGTCTGATACTCGCTGCCAATCATGTTCTTGCCAAAACCCTCCCTGATGTAATCGTTCAGCGAGGCCGCGGTATAAAGATCGTCCCAGCTCTGCCTGCGCTTGGCGCGGCATGCATCAATAAAATCTTGGGTGGTTGACCCGCTCGTATTTGCAATCAGGTCAAGATATTTTCCTGCCGTGCGTGACGGGTCGGGATATGATGCCGATTGGCCATTTATATAGCTGCCACTCGGGTCTACAACATTGCCATATGCATCGGCACCAGTCGGCGCAGTGGTCGCTAATTTAACTGACGATGGCGTAATGCTGCTGACCGCCCCAACCGTAAAGTTCCATGCACCGGGAGAACCGCCGTTCGGAAGAACATTCTGCCCTGTAGTCTGACTGGTAGTTAGTGTGTCGCCGGCAGCATAATTCAATCCAGGCTCACCGAATGCGGGCCCGTAAATATCATCCTCACTTTCGGCAAGATGGACGTGGACAACTGAACCACCGGCCACAATCACATCGGCACGGCAACCGGACCCGCTTCCACTCGTCGTTCCAAAAGCCCGCTTCAGGTGCGGGAAATAAACCGTCCCCCCAGTACCAGTTCCAGCAGTTGTCGGAACGGCACCCGCCAATAAAATTGTATTGTTGTCGTAATCTGGATGTGCCTTGTATGTATTGCCGTTCAGGTTCAACCAGCCGCCACCGAAGCCATCAACATAAACCCTACCAGATCCGTTAATGTGGTCCGCAGCATAGTTAGGGTCGCTATTGTCTGGGTTGCCCCAATGAATATCGGACATATCATCAACGGTGATGACGGCAATCGCCGTACCGTTATAGTCGAATGTGTTTCTGGCTGTCACAGACTCGCTTAAATCCGTATAACCAGATCCGCCAGTTATGGAGTCGACCGTACAGACAGCCCCCGGCGTCGAAATCATCATGTTGGAAATATCAGTCGGATTATTCTGACTCCATTTATAAAGAATGTTATTCGACCACGTTAGATTGCCGACGGCCCCGCTCATGAACATGGGAGATGCGCTATCTACGGCACTATTTTCATGCGCGATGATATTATTATCCCACATCATGGGACCGTTGCCGAACCACACGCCATGATAGGAGTTTCCAATTCCTAAAGTTTGAATACATTGGGCGCTGTTGTCATCATTAACAAAGCCATCAAGAAATACGTTGTTCGTTACCTCAGTAGAAAAATCAGTTGGGCTGCCAAGAACAAGACACGCAGCGTTGTGTAGAAATGAACTGTTTGTTATTATCCCACCGCCACGGACTTGGGTGTTGGACTCATCATTACTCATGATGCATCCGCTCATATAAATTATGCCGTTGTCCTTGGTTCCGGCTGTAAAATGTACATCGTCCGCCGAGTTATAAAGATTGTGCTGGAAAAGAGTGTTGTGGTTGTTGTCAACAACGCAATCCACATAAACGGCGGCATAAGCCACACCGTCGTAAAGCGTCGGTGGTATATAAGTCAGAGAGTGGCCGCCGGTCAAAGTCCCGGAGGACGGGTTGTCTGCGATTACGCACCTGTGAAGGTGCAGCCCATTGCCGCCCTTCGTATGAACACCCATTGATCCGTGAAGATAGCAGTCCTCCCACCGCATGAATGTGGTGGGATTAAGAATGCTAAAAATAGCCGAGCCTTCTGTCGTTGAGACATCCAGACCTACAAAGGCCATGCGGTTGCCACCCTGGAAAAGACTGAGCGATCCAGTATTGCTATCCGAGGCGCCCTGCGCCCTGAAGAAGAAACCATTCGACGAAAAGACGGGGCGCGCCAACACGCTGGCGGCTGGATTTGGGACACAATAAGCGAGGCCGGCATTCCAACTGGGATCTGTAGCGGTAATAGACGGATCATAACTCGCAATCAGGATCGGCTCGTCTGCGCTGGACCCCCACGTGGGTTGAGAACCTCCGCTAATGGAGTCGTCCGTCCACTCGTCCCCCATCTTGCAGAGAATCCAGTTGGGAGAGTTGGTGCCGGGGGCATCCGCTGAAAGCGCAGCCCAGGCCCCGGTTGCGCCACCTATAGTCGCCCACGGAAGATCTGGGTCATTAACTGTGGCGGTAGCGTTATTCCCGCTGTCGGAAACATAGAAAATCTTGGTGGTCTTGCCGCTTGCCTGAGACCCGTTACTAGGCGTATAGGTATAGAATCCGTCAGTATCCAAGACCCACGGCATAATAGGTTATGTCCCCATGATAACAGCACTCGCCATATTCGGCGCTGTCTCGATCTTCGCTACCGCTTACATTGCGGTGATGGCTTACTGCCTGAAATGATGTTCAGGGCGGGTCGGTAGGCGCCTGCGTTATGGTCCCGTTTGCGGTAAAGTTTCCGCCGGAACCGTTATTTGTCGGCCACGCGCCAACCAAACCGTGCAGATAAAGAATAGGCTGCGACCCGGTTGGGGTTGACCCGTCCGAGCCAAGACTGGCTGGGGCGCCACCAGCAGTCCTGAATTTCTGAAGGTTCGTCGCGTTACTAAGGTCTATTGCTTCAGCTTCATTAAAATATAAAAACGCCAAATCGCCATTAAAAAATGATGCGGCCGCGAAGGTATTGTTTGCGCCGACGCCCGTAGTGTCAACATTGGTGTCATAGGCAAGATTTATATCGCCAGCACTGTCGCCACCAGCCTTTACGGAAGATCCGTCAATATACATAAAATTTGCGGATGTTCCGGTTGCCACATCCCATGATGAAGCAAAATGATGCCATGTGCTATCTGCGGTATAGGTGCCAGAACTCGTCATCAAAACTCTATTGGTGCCGCCGGTG